TGATAATACTGAATGCTCTTTTTTAGCGTTTGGTCAAAACCGTTATTTGTGTATTTTCAGATGTGAACCTTCTATTTCGTCTCCAACATGGAACGTATTCCCTGTTGGCAAAGATCTATTTGCTTTAATTAAACATACCCATGTTGCTGGAGACATTACAGAAGAATACAATAAAAAGTTTATGACTGACGATGAGAAGTCTAAATTAAAAGATATTGATCTGTCTCAATATGCTAAAGCCGACCTTTCCAACGCTATAGAGGTTTCTTTGGGAGCAAACGGTTATGCCAAGTTCAATAATGGATTGCTTGTACAATGGGGAAGAGTTGGAGGTTCGTCTACAGCTTCGTATCGTGTGACTATGCCCACATCTTTTTATAATACTGAATATAAAATATTTGCAACTGTATACAAACCTAGTAGTGACTCTGCGATATATTCAGCTTCTCCTTTAGCAACAAATAAGACCGTTAGTAGATTCTACTTAAATAGAAATTATGCAAGTGGTGGTACTACTGGATTATCGCAAGAATCATGGGATTGGATGGCAATAGGTAGATGGAAATAAGGAGGTAATATTATGGGAAAAATATATTGGAAAAATGGTTTCTATGATAAACCACAAGAAGGAGCAGTAGAAATATCGGTGGAGTACTGGCAGGAATTGCTTGACGGTCAATCATCCGGAAAAGAAATCAAGGAGAACGAAAGCGGTTACCCGGTATTGGTTGAGCATGAGTACACCATTGATGAATTGAAAGAGATAAAGATCGCAGAGATCAACGCTTACGACAAGTCGGATGCTGTAAACTCCTTGACGCTGGACGGAAAACAAATATGGCTGGATAAAGACACCCGTGTAGGATTAGTCAACTCAATAAACATAGAAAAAGAAGCGGGCCGGGTATATACTACTTTGTGGTACAATGCGGAGAAGTATGCAATTCCCGTAAATGACGCTTTAAATATGCTTGACCAATTAGAATTATACGCTCTTGATTGCTACAATACTACACAGGCTCATATTGCAGCCGTGAAAAATTTGCTTAGCAAAGAAGAGGTTAATTACTATAATTATAAAACCGGTTATCCGGAGAAACTCAATTTTGTATTATAAACTATAAACAGATAAAGCTATGATTCTACTAGTATTAATGTCGTTCATCCTCATTGCCGGCTACGTCTTTGCAATGATTAAAAAGATGAAGGAAATCCCTTACTCTATCAGTGATACCTACTATGCGCTGACGCATAAGTTCTGGTTCGGTTTGTGCATGATCGGCTCCGGTGCATTGCTTCTTCCGGCAGCATTTGAAGCAAGTACGGAAAACAGCCAGTTTCTTGTATTCCTTTCGGTTGTCGGGATGATTGTATTAGGTGTGTCTCCCAATTTCAAAGGAAACCAGAAAACCGCACATTGTATCGGTGCTGCCATGTCGTTGATATTTTCCCAGATATGGGTAGGTTGCAATAGTTGGTATTGGCTGTTATTATGGGCTGGATTCATTGCGTACATGGTTATCTCCATGAAGAAGCACTGGACAGGCAATTTCATCTCTGACTTTATAAAGAGAAAGCCGATGTTCTGGATTGAGGTAATTTCGTTGTTAACCGTTTATCTAACTTGTATCGTATGAAAGAAGCAATAGTACATACCACAACCGGAGGATTTGCCGCAATAGCCACTGCATTTGTTGCCGAATCATTGCAAAATATGATTCCATGGCTGATTGTCTCATGTGCTGTAATCCTCTGTGATCTCCTATTCGGAGTAAGAAAAAGTATACTAATGGGTGAAAAGGTCAGATTCTCACGTGCGATCCGTGCCACTATGGGAAAGATGGTCACTTACTTCGCTTTCGTCTGTATGGTTTGTATGATTAGCGTAGCAAGCCACAATGAATATCCTATAGATGTGTATTCCTGCTTATTGGTATGCTTCATAGAGGGATGCTCGATAGTCGGGAATGTACTGAAGCCCAAAGGGATTAACATCAATCTTATCGGGGCTTTGGGCGTGTTTGGTAAGAAGGTGTTTAAGGTTGACAAGGAAGATGTGAAGGATATAATCGAAAAAGAGGAAATACATGAATCAAATAAATAAAATCAGCGCCTTAGCCAGCAAGCTTCTATCCAAGATCGGAATAGACGGAATGGCTCACATTATAGTATGCCAGAACTTGATAATGTGGTTATCAAAGTTTTTTGGAATTGTGCCACTATGGGAAGCAATCATTATAACCGTCGTGATCTTCGTTCTGAAGGAAGTATACGACAAATACTTCAAGAAAACAGAGTTTTCAATTAAAGACATCATCTGTGATTGCGTAGGTCTGGCGTTGGGAGTATTAACATTGATATTATAGGAGGAAATAAGCATGAGTTTACCAAGAGGTTTGAGAAATAATAATCCGGGCAATATCCGGATCACAAAAGATAAATGGCAGGGATTGAGAGAAAAGCAGGAGGACAAATCGTTCTTCCAGTTTACGGAAATGAAATGGGGTTACCGTGCCCTTATCCGAACCTTGCAAAACTACCGTAAAAGACATGGCTGTCAGACGGTGGCAGATTTTATCCACCGGTGGGCACCGGAGAATGAGAATAATACAGCCGGATATATCAGCCGTGTATGTAGCGAAATGCAAGTCCCGAACACATACGTTCCGGACATCAACGACAAAGCAACCATGTGCGCTTTTGCTGCCGCCATCTCACGTGTTGAGAATGGAGTTCCGGCTGTTATGGCTGACATAGAAGCCGGATGGGATTTATTATAAACTTTAATCAATAGGAGGAACAATCATGGCAGATTTACAATTTACCCAAATAACGAGTCAGGATCTTTATGCATCAGAAATTGTTGTCAACAGTAATTTCAACATTCATTTAGACCGTGTTGCCGGATCAGAAATCAGAATCTATCAGAAGACCGGTAGTGAAACAGAATCAATGGATGAGAGGACAGCCGAAAGCCGAGGTTTTGACCCTGTATTTCTTCCGGGATATATCCAAAGTGATTCTGGGAAAATATTCGATTACGATTTTGACGCCTTGGTTTATCCGAAGGTAATTCGTATCGAAAGTTATACAGAAGTAACAAGTGGGGTTTTAACGGAGGCTGAATGATGCTTAATAAAGTCTCATTAAACACAATAGGGCTTAACCGGATCGGATTGAACCGAATCGGTAAGCCTTCTCGTGCTTCGTCCGACCGTCCTTACATCGACCCGGAAGTCTTAGCCTCCTTGAATGCTGTGTGCATCTGCTACGGTAAGAGTAACGACGACCCGGACAGGGCTGTTGTCAAGAACTTGGTGGACCCTGACAATCCGTTTGTGATTAGTAATGCGGCTTACACCGAAGGAAGTGGCTACGCAGATAAAGGTAGTCCTTACTATGGTGCCTTCGTCACCGATGGAGTTGAAGACCTGATTACTTCCACCAAAACCGTACAGGAGATGGGTATTACTGATGAGGTTACTGTTGTTAGTATGATTCATCAGATAGATAAACCTAGTAACTTTATTACTACAAATAATATTAGAACTTCTGGAAGTGTTGTAGGTAGAAATGCAATTAGTGAAATAGGTAAAACTGGAATATATGGATGGTATAAAGACAATATTCAAGGTTCTACTATTAATGTAATAAATAATATATTAGGAGATAAAGCAGATTATGCTGCCTCTGCCTCTAGTAATACTAATTTGTCTTCAAAATTTAGTGTAGTTGGCTATATTAGCAATGATAGTATTAATGAAACTTCTTCCGTTGCTTGGTACTGGACAATCATCGCCAACAAGGTACTGACTACCGACCAAATCAACCAAGTAATCGCCTACTTCAACTTGGATAGAACTCTTAAACCTGATATACTGTGTAATACTATCAAGCAGGGAATCACCAACGAGAACCACGCAGAGTTTGGCGATAAGCTGATAGACTTTTCCGACAACGGTAGGGATATACAGTTGAACAATATTGCTTGGAAAGGAGATTCAGGTATTGGGAAATATGCTACAGATTTTACTAGTTGGCTTAATAAACCTACAGAGACATCTCATAGTAAGTCTATATTAGAAGCTGGCAATGTTCTTAGAACAAAAAGTGCTACATCTAGCATGAAAGTAAAAGTACAGTTCGATAAAGAAGCTATTGGATTATCTTTTAGATATTTTGAAGGAGGAGTAAGTAAGTTTATTTATATTAATTCAAACGGAGAATACTCATTACCACCTTTGGAAGAAGTAGGAGTAAATGAATGGGAAGGATTTTCTAATAATAGTAGCAGTAGCGTTACCATCACCCAGATTCCCTCCCACGCAGGTGCTCTCTGCCTTGACGGTATCAATGACTTCGGTAAGGTGACAGGGATGCCTGTTTACAAGGATTATACTATTATTGCTGATTATGAAAGATTTTATTTAGAACCAATTACAGGAGGTCGAGCATCTATTCTTTCTAAATCTTCTAAAGTTGGAGATGGTTCTTTTATTTTTAATTTAGAAGACCAAAACGGAGGTAAAGCGTGTTATACATTTGGAGAAGCTAATGGTAATATATCCGACGATATAACAAGAATTATTCGTTATCAAAGTAAGTATTATAATACTAAAGCCTTGAGTATTGGTACAGCAGAAGATAATGATTTTATGATTCTTGGAAAAGTTCGTGAAGTAGATAATAGATATTTCTATGGAGCTATCTACTCTCTCATGTCCTTCCCTTATAGTATGTCCGAGTTCCTGATAGAGCGTCAGTTGAAGAAGCACAAGCTGGGTACGCTGTATCCGGATATGGTGGAGTTCAGACCGATTATCAAGAGTAATGCTTCGTATTACAATATCGTATTTTATTATAAAAATGAGAAAGTAGAAAATGGAACTTATCTTACGGTTGGTTCTTCTATTGGTATGCACATACGTTTAAGTAGTAGTCCTGTTAATGAAATAAAATCTATTACTGTTAATGGAATTCCAGCTACTTTTAAATATCATGATGCTAATAATAACATATATCAATATGATTTCAATTTAACTTCCAAGTCCCCTCAAAACATAAACATCACTATTGACGAGTACATTAGATACGAGGATATTGTGCAGCCGTATCCAGTTCTATTGAGATTCAATAATGAAAATGGTAACGAAGTATCTTGGGGAGGTAAGTTTAGAGTAGGTTCTACTATTACTAGAATAGGTTCTGCCGCTGATTCTAATCTACTTCCTAATATATATAATATATTTGGATTATTATTGAATGGCAATCAAATAACTAGTTCTAAAGTTATTGTTGAAAAAACAATGGTATTTAAAGCTAAAAGTGCTTATATATTTGACAACAATGAACCTAAATGTATCCTGTCTCCTAGCAGACTAAGAATACCTAATAGTTCATATAAGCTACTCGGCTACATTCCCGATATATCCGGTCACGGTAATAATGGTAAGATAAATAATTCTGCTTATGAAGGAATGAGTGGGGTGAATGGGTATCCAGTAGTACTTGATAATGGTAAAACCTATCAAAATAAATCTAATTATGCTAATATAATTGGAGATAATAAAAATATCCTTAGTATAACTGACATTGTATTTAACAGAGCTATGTTATATAGTTTTGTAAAATATAAAGGATTATTAGATAATACTTGGAACAAAGATTATCCATCTTATAAAATAAAGATAACAGGAATGAAGGATAGCTTTAATTTACAATATAATTATTTAGATAGTCCTACTGCTACGGGTACTTCTAAGTTTTATATTGAAAATGATGGTGTTTATACTATTCCTAAATCTTATAAAAACAATGATACTCTTAACGAAAATGATGTATGGATAGGATTTTCTTTTAATGGTTCTGCTCCTGGACAAGTTAATTTGACTATTGAAATTTTACCTGACTATGAAGGTGCATACTGTCTTGATGGCGTAGACGACTTTGTTACTATTCCTACTTTGTCTAGTGGAGGTAAACAGATGTTGATGAAGGTGAATTGGAATAGTCTTAATCATGTGTTATATGACCAAAGAAATAATGCAGAAGCTCCATTTTGTATTGTTACTGCAAGTGGGACAATTGCTTATAATCAGAGAAATGTAGGAGGGAATACATATATTGATGGGATATTGAATAATCATATACTTGTAGATGATTTACAAGCAATTACTCATAATATAGTTCTTAATAATGATTATAACGTTGCCAATAGTAAATCCTTCATAGGAACTAACTATACTAAGAGTATTTACGCTAAAATGCTTCTCTATGACTTCATGCTTTTCGATGAAATCTCAACGGACGATAAGATTAAAGAGCTGAACGAGTATGTGGGAATAGAAGGAGATGTTTGGGGAATTCTCACCCAACTAAGCAACTCAACTTTAATTTCAAATGAAACATTAATTAAAAACGAATGATATTATGAAAAAGATATTTGATATAGCAAAAGACAGTGAACAATCGTGGGGCACTTTATCTACTGCGATTGATGGAAACTTTGATGATACAGCAAAGTTCCTATTAGCAGATAAGATTCCATGCGGAGATAATCTGATTACACAGTCAGCAGAATTATCCGAAGGATGGAGCTATGAAAATGGTATATATACCCATGCAAGCGGATACGATAATGCCCTTGCTTTTACACTTACTACTAGCAAAGGGAAAAAATATCTTGCCAAATTAACAAAAGGTATAGAAGGTTCTGAAAATTCCATTATGGTAGGTATCGGAGATAAGACACCGATAGATACGTATAATGGTGAACTGATAGCCTATATTGGAATGATTAGCGATGGTGGTTCTTTGAAGGTGTTCCCATCGGCTAAATATGCGTCAACTTTAGAAGTTGAGTTATATGAAGTGGTTGATAAGTCATCCGCCAGCCAACTCATATCTTACGGTCGGCAAAATATATATATTAATATAGGGGATAATGATATATCAAGTTGGTGGGATGTTGCATTAGGCTATAAAGCGCTTGGGAAATCTGAAAACTCAACGAGATGTATTGGCATAGGAACAATGTCACTTTCTGAACTTATTTCCGGCTCTCGTAATATTGCAATTGGTACCTATTCTACTGCATATATACCGAGTGGTAAGGATAATGTTGCGATAGGGGCTGATACTCTCTATCCATGTAGAAAAGAATGTAATAGTAATGTTGCAATTGGAAGATCAGCTCTTGGAGGGACAGAGCATCATGAAACTGTCGGTATCGGAACTGGGGTATTAGGTTTTTATACGGGTGCAGGTTCTTCTCAATGTGTTGTCATTGGACATAATGCGAGTAAAAATTTAGTAGATAGTGAAGTGAAAACAGAAGGGTGTACGGTTGTTGGTTATGAGGCAGGAGCTTATGGTAATCAAAAAAATACTTATATAGGTTATAAGGCAGGTCGGTACTGTAAGGGAAGTAACAATATTATGGTTGGTGCTGATAATGGAGGTAGTGTTAATCAATTAAATGATGTAATCCTTCTTGGCAATAATACTAAGGCGTCAAAAGACGGTCAGATGATTCTTGGTTCGACGGCACAGACAGAGGTTATATTACTTGGAAACAAGAAACTTATTTTCAATGAGGATGGGAGTGTTACTTGGGAGCAAATATAATAGTCTGATAAGTAATTAAACAGTAAGCAATTATGAAATACATTACATTCCCCACAGCGAATTTGAACGAGATACCGCAGGAGGTACTCGATGAACTGCACTTGGTTCCGAGAAAGAGCGTTGACGGTACACAGGTGATTATGAAATTGGATCACTATGAAAAGTTGTTCCCAAGTATCATGACTTTGCCGTCACTGGACGAAGAGGAGACTCCGCAAGAGCCGGTTTACCCTTATCCGGTATACGAAGGCGAAGAATTGAATACTTTGCTGGCAAGTTCGGAGTGGTCTTCAAGCGATAGTGTTTTATGAAAAACTTGCTCTACATCATTCTATTGATGCTGGCAATATGTCTCACATCCTGCCGGAGCATCAAGCATGTTCCGGTAGATACTGTGAAGACGGAGTACAAAACACGTGATAGCATCCGTTTTGACAGCATCTATGAGCATGACAGTATATTCCTATTAGTAAAGGGAGATACTGTCTACAAGGAGAAGTATCGGTACAAATACCAGTATCTGACAATAAACAAGACAGATACGGTAATGCTGACCGATTCCGTGTATATCCCTTATCCGGTGGAGAAACAGCTAACCCGGTGGCAACAAATGAAAATAGAGCTTGGCGGCTGGGCTGTTGGCGTAATTGTAATACTATCTATTGTGTTAATGCTTAAGTTATTCAGAAATTAACCGGCTAATATCTTCACAGACCTCCCCGGTATGAAAAGTTTAAAATTCAGCTATACAACAATTTCCAATGAAAAAAGTTCAATGAAAGGAGGAAAAATTATGAGATAATCAGAAATTAATCGGGAACCGGTAAAGTAGAAGGCCGGTAATCGTTAACAAATAATCCAGGGGCGGGATAGAAGAAAGCCCCACACCCGTTTCAGACGACCAAATCATACACGGGCTAACATCGCAGGGACT